ACCTCTTTTTTAATGTTTAGATAGCTGACTCCAAAATCAAATGAATCTGCACTACCTGCTTTAATTGTAAGGGTTTTACCCCCTACTACTATTAACGGTTGAGTTAATAATTCCTTCGTCTGATTTGCCGTTAAAGCTACTGTTTTAATAGCTGTAATAGCATTATTAGTAACGGTTACACTGGGAGTACCAGCTGATGTAACAAGAATAGATTTGATAACATACGTTTCACTTACTAAAGGATTACCTGCACCAAAAGGATTAAGTTCTCCATTGCTGGTATCATTATCTATTCCTACAAAGTCGTATTGATTTACTACTGCCATTATTCCATAAAGAAGGCTTTAGCTTCTATCTCCTGTTTTAATTCTTCTTGAAAAGTTGAATTTAATTTCTCCAGCACCGCATCTAAATCTCTTACTAAAGAGTGTGCTACATCTGCTTGATATTCATCGCTTGCTCTGGTTAATGATTGAACTATCTTGGCCATAAATCTGCTAGACCTCCTCCTCTAAAAGGACTGTCTTGCCATCCTGAATCGTTTCGACTATAGCCTGCTCCAGCGGTTGGATCGCCTTCTGGCTGCCCTGTGAAAGATATATCTCCACTTCCAAGTGCGCCTCCTTGGTATCCATATTTTCCTAGGAGCTCATTTACATTTCCCACCTTTTTTCCTGCCGCGGCTCTATTCAATATATTCGTTCTTCTGTTACTCAACTGTCGTGCTGCTCTGTTGGCTTCGTATTCTGCCTGAGTATTATATCTACCTTGTCCCTCATTATATCCTCTTAGGCTCCCTAATTTATTTCCTGCATAAGCTCCAGCCATCATTGCAAAAGGCCCCCCAAAGATTGATCCTAATGCAGCTCCTCCAATGTTTCCTTTATAAGCATTCCATAGAGGACCACCCCATTGTGTAATTCCCGAATATAAATCGTTAACTCTGTTAAAACCTTTGTCTATGAAACTTTCTCCCACTGATGAATCGGTTTCTCCAAATACTTCATTAAACTCGTCTTCGGTATACTTATTGCTATAAGGAGACTCTTCATAAGTTAAATTGTTGTCATCAATAACTTCTCCCCCATTATCAAAACCTAATCTCATTATCCCACCATTATTTTTTTGAATTCTACTTCCATAAGTATCCGTCCAGTCTCTTGCGATCTCTGGTTCGTTGGCCCATAGGTATCGTCTCTGTGCTTCTGATTTAAACGGCATTATCTTCTTCCTCCTGCATGTACATCTAACCTAAAAGTTCCCATTTTCCAATTAGAATCTACTGCAGTGTTTGATATCTTAACTGCAACGGATCTACCTCTTGCCCTACATGATTGATAATTAGTGCTAGAAGTAATAGTAAAAGGTCCAAGACTAGAACTAGCCGCAGTTTGATTAGGAAAATTTCTTAAATCTAATTCAACTATAGTGTTACCAGTTTGATTTATAAAGTCTGGTAAAAATCTACTCACTCTCATTATGAATTCTCCATCTCCTCTAAAAGTAATTCCTTGTCTTTGATCTTGAGTAATGTCAAAATCTCCTGAAAGAATATTAGCTGCAATAGCAGTGGTCGTTCCACCCTTAACTTGATTGACGCCAGTTTCATGCTCATAGTAAGTTGAAATTCCATCTGTGTTTCCTACGGTATCACAGGTATCGGTACCTGCGTCATAGGATGTAGCATGAGGTAAACCAAAAACAGCTGAGTCCACCCAAGTAGTTCTTGGAAAGACTGAACTAGCATTCGTAAACCAAATAGGTCTAGACGGCGTTGAATCTAAATAGCTATACACCACACATCTATCTACTACATTAGAACCTGATGTAGGATAAAACCACATTACTTCTCCAAATAAGTTATTAATTCCACAATAGATAAATTGATTTGAAGTTGTATTTAAATCATCATAAACATAGTCTTCTACTAAACAATCCATTGATTCTAGTTTACCAGTGAATCTAAAAAAACCATTATCAGACATCCAATAAGCAGCGCCATCCACCTCGACAGCTGCATTCTTCCCTATCAATCCACAGTTGGTTCCCACTTGTTCATAGGCAAAAGTAAAAGGAGTTCCAACAAAACGCATGGTGAATAATGAGGTATCCGTCCATACATAAAGTGCATTTCTACCTAACTTCGCTCCCATGATCCGTGAGCCGGCAGCCAGTCTTTGTGTGCCAGCGCTATTAATTGCCGTAGGTGCCCAGGTATTAATATCCTCTTGAGAAGAGAATCTTATAAACATATCGTCTTGAGTAGAGGTATCTCCAATTGTGGTTTCTGTTCCAAATAAAACTAAGTGACGATCAGGAGTCGAGACTAACATATCACGGGATGCAGTTGGTGCCCCACTAATAATGGTTGCTCTTGTCGCTGTTGCATTACTTAAATCTGCGTCCCATTCAAATACTGCACCATTAAAAATTAAAGCTAACAAGGTACTTCCTAAATTATCCAAGGACCATAATCCAGGTTCAGCAACTTTATCAGTTGTAGAAGAGGCTTGTCCCCATCCACTATAGTCAGTAATATTTGTAATGGTTGCTCCATCACTATGAGTAGCAGGCGTGGTTCCATTAACGTCTCTAACAACTCCGGTCAATACATTTGAACTAATTCCAGTATAACTAATATCCTCTGTGCCTATTCTTATTGTGCTAGTTCCACTAGTAGGAAAACCTAATGAACTGGTTAATGTAATACCAGTCGTTGCAGCAGCATCGGTGATGGCTCCATTTAAAGTTGTTGTTTGAGGAGCTGTTACTGTTCCTGAATATTGAGATATACCCCAGCCAAAAACACCGACCTGTTCAGCCGGTCCTACAGGATAATACCACTTAACAGAAAGATCTCCATCCGTAGCGGTTGCGCTGGCAGTGGATCCCATAGTAATAGTAACTGAGGTAGTATCTACAACTTCAGTTATCATAAAAGTTTTATCATCAAAATCAGAAGCTGAATAACCCGAACCTGTTGGCGGTGTAACATCTTCAAGAAATAAAATATCTCCTGCTGTCATTCCACTAGTTGTAGATAAAGTAATAGTAAGAATAGCAGAGCTTGAAGTAGAAGCCAGCTTCCCGGTTAAGGCTCCAAAGTCAGTTTTAATTGGGTGAATATCATAATAGGCTTCACCTGTATAAGCGTATAAAATTCTATTGGTTCCAATGATGGAATATTTAATTCCTTCTTTGTTGACCATTTGATGCATAGCTCGAGCCGCACCGGTTAAAGCTTTGTCTCCTAGCTGGGACCATCCCCCTATTTTTTCAGGTGTACCATATCTAAAACGAACATTTTCTCCACCCGTCCACATGGCTTCCGCTCCGGTTGCAGTAAGTTGTTTATTAAATCCTGGTAAAAAACCTATTTTTTGTAGCATAAAAATCCTAATATATAGATATAGCATCTATTATAAGATAAAAATAGTTAAAAATAAATAGAGAAATATTAGGAAGGAACTTGCAATTTAAGATAGTATAAGGGTTCTTTTTTTGTATGATAGAGGGAAGTAACTGTTAATTCATTTTGTTTATTGAGACCTGGAAATTCTTTTTTAAAATAAATTTTGCTTAGAAAATCATCAGCGTTAATATTCCAGGTAGTATTATCTAGGATAATGGATACATTTTCTTTTGAATGAAAAGTCGTATATAATGCAAAATCAAGTCTACTTATATTATCTACATTATTATCAATGATAATATAATCAGCACTTTTAATATGGGCTTTAAAATCTTTGTCTTTAAATATATTTAAATCAAACTTTTTAACATTAATATTATGTTGTTGAAGCTCTTTGAAATAACCTTCATTATCTTCATAAACTAAAACTTCTTTAAAAAGTTTATTCCAATGAACGGAAGACTCTCCGCCTCCAATTTCTACTAATTTAAAATCCTTTAAATCAATATTTTTTATATAGTTTAAAAAAGAAAATGTTAAAAGAGGGGTCATGAATAAAAATTTATATTCACCACTACTCGGGATTTAGTGTCTGTCTGTGGAACACTACAATGTTCCGTGCTCCCTTTAAATAAAATTAATCTATTTTCAACTGATTCTACTTTTTTGTTATTTTTAAATAAAGTATAACCATTATTAGTATTTAAATAAAATATTGCACTCATATTGTAGGGGTCTCCAGGTATATCTACATGAAACGAATCCCCAGCCTGTTCTTCTTTTCTAGTATATAAATTAGCTCTTAGACGAATAAGAGTAGAATAATTAAGTCTTCCCATGATAGGATGAAATATAGGAAGCCAATCACTGGATTGACGTTGATCGCGCATCGCTTCATGGATAAAATAAAAATTCTTATCATCAGCAGGACTGGCAACATAATCTATATAATACCAAGGAAACTTTTCAGAAAGAATTGAGTTTTTTAATTGATCTAAATTTGGTT